TCTCCGTTTGTACCCGACCATATACTTGTGTTTGCTTCATATTGTATGTAAAGTCTATTATTTGTTATGCTTGCGGTACTATCGCCTATAGGAAAAGGTGGTGTCCCTGTAAAAAACCACGTTGTACCTAAATCATCTATACAGGCATCTTTAGCAACAATTAAACCCGCTTCAAAATAAAGGACAGACCCCGAATCTAAAGCAAGAGTATTGTTAAATCCCGAATCTATTGTGACTGTATTTAAATACCAATCTCTACTTGTAGTAAATCTACATTTATTTTTACCTACTCCCGAACCAACAGAAGTAAAGTTTAATTGATAGTCGTTTGTTGTGTCTAACCAATCACTAGGTAAACCACTTGTGATAACGGGACTACCGCTTGAGTCAAGCGACCAATTTCTACCATCTTCGGGGTCTGCTGATGTGCTACCAACCCAATAATAATTTGTCATATTTTACCCTCTTTAATCTTGATAAAGAGAGCCGGACAATTGCGAGCCGGTTGTTGTTCCCCCGACTCTTGATGCTGTTGTTCCCGATTTAAACGCACTACCACCCTTCTCTTCTATCGCTGCTAAAGCGTCTTGTGCTGATTTCTCAAAAGACGCTAATTGTTTATTGTATCGAATGTCAGATGTACCTTGTTGTTTTTCTGGGAATACAGCAGGTATAGTATCTATTAATACTCTTAGGCAATCTACGCAAACTAAAAACTTTACTGCACTTTCTTTTAAGGTATCAGTAGGTGCGCCTGTAGCATCTACACCAAAGTATTCTGCTACTCTTGCTTTTTTGTTTACTTCTGCTGTACGAATAGTAATATATTCTGTGATTGTACCATTGTTTAGACCTCTAGGTCTATTAAGTAAATCTCTAATATTATCCGTTGTGACTGCCATCTCCGAACCTCTCCCTGTAATCTAACGGTACGTCAAGCACTATATTGTTTGATGAAGGTTTGGTTGCTCGACCTAATACTACTACAAGTTTAGTAGCAATAATTTTTTGAGCCATTTCGCTATTTGGAATCCAATAAGGTTTCTTTGCACTTCTACTTAATAAAGACATAGGATGATTAGCGTATCTTCTACCACCGTTCTTATGCGCCCTTACTAACCATCCGGGTCCGGGCAAATAATTATCTAATCTAAATTGCATATCCTCTATATTACCACTTTCGGGCAAAGGAATACCTGCTTCTTTCAAAGCAGACGCAAGTTTAGCCTTAGAAGGTTTCTTTGGCTTCGCCTTAGCGACTTTTTTATCACTCATTCATTCACCTTTTAGTCTCAAGGGTTAGAATATCCAAGTACGAATACATGGACTGCCGGTGCTGTATCATCAGATGATGTAGATGTGACTTTAAGAGTACCACCTGCACTAATCTTGTAGTGTGAATCATCTATTTCTCCACACCTTACGACATCTTTATCACCTGCTGTTCCTGTGACAAAAGCATCAGTAATAGCGTCAGTACCGTTAAGCAATTGTAGGCTGTTAGCGTTTGCGCCGCCATCTGCTAAAAGATGACACCACACATCAACAACCTCTAAGTTGCGGTCTACAGTTAGTGAAACGCTTTCTGTTGCGCCACCATCTACTGCTATTTTGTAAAGGATAGGTATAGACCCACCTGTTCCACCATTAGAGACTTGCTTGGTATTAATACCAGTCATTAGGTTTTGGAGTTTACGGTTAATAGGCATTTATTTTAGCCCCCTTAAGCCCTTACGCCTGTAATCTTACAGATACGGTTGTTCTTACCTGCTGCTGCACCATCTTGCATTTCGTGGATAACGCTACCCATGTAAGATGTTAATAGCCAATCAAAACCGACTCCCGGCAATCTTGTCAATTCCGTTTCTTGGAATCCCGGTCCGTTGTATGAGAAAAACTCTGCTGTTTCTGCGCCCGGTATAAGTAGTAGACCATCGTTTACCAATGCGCTACTTGCCCCGAAATCTCTTGTGTAGTAAATTGTTAGGTTTGCGATTCTACCCAAGTGTTGTTGTAGAGACTCGACTACGTTTCCGTATAGAGTTGTGTTAAGCATAGCACTTCTCTTGTCAGCAGGTAATACAAGAGCCATTGGCTCATTACCGCTAACCTTTGCGTTAGCAAAGATTAAGTCCATAGCGTCTAGCAAGTCTTTTTCTTCGTCTGCTGATGCACTACCAAATGTTGATGTTGCTGCTTGTGATTGTCCATTACCTGCCATTAACTTTGATAGGATGTGGTTGTCTATAAGGTCTGCACGACCTCTTACGACAGCCATTTGTTGCCTGTCAATGTTCTCAAAGGATTCACCACGTAGTCTTACTGCGTCTAGGAATGTGACTCTACCCTGTCCTTTCTCAAGTTTAACTGTGTAGTTTGCTGTTCCAATGTTTGTTGGGTCTACTAAAGAAACGTCATCAATTGGGTAAGCGAATGTACCTGTGACTCCGGTGTACCACTTAAACTCTAACCAAGGAACGGTTCTTACACCTACCAAATCAGTCGCTATTGCGATTGTGTTAGACTGTAATTGAATGAAATCTCTTAGAGTCTGTTCTAAAACCGCATCTCCGACAGAGAACGGGCCTGTTGCTGCTTCTACATTTAATATTTCTTCTAGTGTGTTATTTACCATTTTAATTCACCTCAATTTATTTGCTATATCTAACAAGATACAGGAATAAAGTCTCCCGATGCGATTGCACCTTCTCCACCAAAGTAGTACCCTACGAATACTGCTGAATTGGTTGCGTCATCTACTGTGACTGTTCCGTTATCGGAAGCAGTCTGTGAAACATATACGGACATTCCAAACTTAGGTGCTGCTGTTGCCGCACCTGTTTTAAGATAGCAAATACCGTCAAGAGAAACTACTGATACTGTTCCTGTTCCTGCTGCTTCTAATGCTTGGTCTGCATCTCGGCTTGATTCAGCCATTGTGTATGCAATTGGTGTGTCTGTCACACTTGCTGTCATTAGTATTCCACCTGCACCGTACTTAACTAAAAGTCCTTTGCTTGCGAAAGTTTCTGCTATATCTACTACGTTTACCGGGTCATTTCCTGAATATGCTACCATTTTATCTCATCTCCTTTATTGTGTCGTATGTTGGGGCAACCATTGTTGTACCTTCTCCAACTGCGAGTGTTTTGTTCCATGCACCGGCCCAAGCGTTCCATGCTTTAGCGTATAGTGCTTCATCATTTTCTACTAATCTACCATTTAGGTAGTTAGCAACTTTGTGAGTTGATTCAGAAGCGATTGCTTCTTGGATAGGTTTTTCGACTGATTCAACAGGAGACATTTCTACTTCTGTTGGTGTCGGGTGTGCTTCATTCCATGAAGCAATTAGAGAAGTTAGTGTATCGGATGACAAATCTTCGTGTCCCGACATTCCTAATTCTGATGCCTCATCAACAAGAGTTTGGCGTGATGCCTCTACTCTTGCTTCTTCTTTTGCCTCAAACTCGCCAACTCTTGAATTGGCTAAAACGAGGGAAGCCTTAAGTGCTTCAATTTCTGCTGCGTAATCTACTGTGTTTTCTTCTTCGGTCATTTTAATCACCTTGTTGTGATTTGAGTCAGATTGTGAATGTCCTATAAAGGTTGCTTCTGTTGCCGTTGCTTCTATTTTTCGTATAGAATCTATTGTAGCCCTTTGATATGCGGGTTTATGGACAATAGCAAGGTGGTCGAACCTAAAATCTTCGCCAAACAACATACCATCTTCGGAAGCCTCGACAGGTACGCCGCTACCACCAATTGACACTCCGTAGTTATCCCTAGACCATAAGCCGGACTCTAAAGCATCGAATAATTCTGTTCTTACAACGTGTGCTACATATCTAACTTCATAACCACCTGCTACGGTTTTATGGAATGATGCACCTTTAATATATCCGACTACTGCTTCTTCTACGCCGCCATCCATATTTCTTGTAAAGCCACTACCATGTTCGCTTGCTGCCGGATGATTTAATGTTAGGTCTGCGCCTTTCATTTGTTCTGCTACTAACTTTGCGCCTTCTTCTGTTAAGGCCCATTTGTTTTTATTCATACCTTCATGGAATGCTACGCCTCTTATTTCTATAACACTTTCTCCGGTAGATGCTTCTACTATTGCTTCTACCTCATCGAAATCTAAATCTAGTGTGACAGAAACTTTTCTGCATTCCCCATCTATCATTTCTTCACCATATCCACATTCATTAGCGTATTGCTTTTTCTTCATATAACCTGCTTCGTGGTCCTCTTCGTCATGTGCTTTATCTTGGTCTTTGAAAGTATGTCCTTCGTGTGCAGCCATACATTCTTCTTTAGAATATCCTGCTTTTTGACACCTAGACATATATTCTCCGTGTGTTTCAGAATCTTTTGGTGTAGGTTCTGCTGCTTGTTTTAGAGCCTTTTCCATTGAAGGTTCGGGGTCCTCTACATAAGCAACTCCCATACAGTCTCCGTGATTAGCGCATTTTTCTTGTGTCATACAAGAAGAACAGACTTCATATTCTGCTTCTGCCTTTTTCTTAATAGGAATACAGTTAGGTACTTTGCGGCCATTTTTCATTTTCATACCGTATTGTTCATATCCCGCAGTACAAGGGTCATCAGCATCTTTAGCCTCAACCTCTTCATCATTACATCCACATCCACATGGTGTGCCATCTTCTGCTTCTACCTTTTTTCCACCACGCCATTGTCTACAAGACCAATACCTAGCCTTCCATTTTGGGCCGGGTGTTTTACAGTTATGTCTAGCACGAAACGATTTTCTTCTAGCGGGGTCATCTCTTTTGATTTCCATGTTAGGGTCGCCAAATCTTACGATAACTACTGTACCGCTACCATTTTTAGTATATACTGCAAACTTTTTAGGTCCACCCTTTGTTCTAAAGGGTTTATTGAGACTTACAGTACGACCTTGATACTCGGCTGCTGAAACATCTTCTTCATCCCATTCTTCGTATGCTACTACTTCGCCACTACAACCGCATCCACACGACATGGTTTTCCAATTTAGGGTTTGTCTTATTAATCTATTCTAGTATGCCGGATTGTTTTAGGCTTTCTATCAAATCTTTATAGAATGAGTAATCAGATAAAGTACATATTGGTTCTATGTGTGTATCACCTATACTATAATTAACATATGATTTAGGACTTACATATACCTTAAAGTCCTCACTAACGTAAGTATAGTTATCTTCTACTCTTATAATAATATAAAATGGTTCTTTTTCCACTATTTCTCCGCTAATACTACTACAGGAAATCATATTAGGGTCATAAAAAGGACTGCTTTCGTAAGCCGGTGCAGCAAAAGGCACAAGAAAAACACTCATCATACATATAGCGATAAACTTTTCTATAACTTCGTCTTTGTGCATTAGCCCCACTTTTCCGTGTCAAGGGCCATAAAAGCAATAGCGATAAATAATAAGATGCAACAAACTTCGTTAAGTGTCATAATACTAGGTCATCCTAGTGTTTTATGATTATTTAGTTTTAGGGGCTTTAGTAATTTGAAATGCTTCCATATCTAAAGTATGTTTTTGCTGCATGGCTTCCATATCCAAATCGTGTTGTAGTTTTAATTCTTCTAGTTTACGAGTGTGGTTTTTAGATGCGTTAGTAGATTCTACGTCAGCGTTTAGTCTGTCGGGTAATACTGCAATTTTAGCACTTTCTTTACCCTTAAATAAATCTAGTACACTTGTTATAATAAGAAGTGCAGGACCACCTAATAGACCAATAACTGTAAGTTGTGAATCGGATATATCACGTTGTTCTACAACGCTGTAATAAGAAGCAGCCGCAGCGATTATAACCCACGCCATAACAACACCCATACCAAAAGTTAGCATAAGTGTTTCGTTGGGATTAGACATTTTTGGGCTACTCATGTCTTTTCGTTGGTCGGGGTGTCTTTTAAGTATTATTGCTACAGCAGCACCCAAACCCGCTAAAACAAGGCTATATACTACAAATTGTAATTCCGGTATCATATATCTTCCTCACTAGGTGCGCTTTCTTGTTCATTCTCTCTAGGTAAACTTCCTACATTTGCAGGTTGTTCGACATCTTTTCTTTCATCACCTTCTTTGCCTATTTCCGGTAAGTTTAGAATATCAAGGGATTGATTAAGCGTAAGTAGGCCACCATCATAACCCATTGTGACTCTTTGCATAACATTTAGTGGAGACTCCATATCCATAGCGTCAAACTTGATAGTAGGCAAATCTTGTCGTCTATATGTTATACCTAATAGGTCTAAGTGCATCATAAATAGTTGCATAGCAGACTCCGCTAGTATTTTGTGCATACGGCTAATCGCTTGTACGGCCCAAAGGTTAGCATTGAATGTTGCTGCGAATGTAGAACCACGTTCTTGACCTGCTGCTACTCTTGGTACTTGTAGTACGGCTGCAATATCAGCATTTATACTATCTAGGAAATCAGCACTATTAGGCATTGTATTACCTAAATCTACGTGATGTAGATTAACATAATGAGGTAGTACAGGTATTTGGTCGCCCCTTAGACCGGAGAATAAACTAATTACCTCATCCATAATAAATGACAACCTTTGTGATTGTTCAACAGGGTCTTGTATGTGTTCAATAGCAGATTTGTCTATCGTAATGTATTGTTTAGTCATAGCATCTTCTAAAGATATACGATTATTCATACTGTTGTATTTCATGCGTATTGCTTGTTTTAGTGCCGAGAAACGTGATGCGCCCCATATACCATAAGTCTTTCTACCTTTATTATCTGTAAACCAATTAGAACGGAAATCAACTTTTATGTGTAATATTTCTTTTGCGGAAATAGCAACTTCATACGGGGATGTTTCCCGCATGATATATGTTCTTGGGTTAATTATAGGGTTATCTTCATCAGCAACGAAGTAAGAACCTACACCACCTCTTTCATCAACAATAGTTATTTGTTTGATAGGAAGGCTTTGTAGACCTGTGACCCCTATACCTTGTTTACCTACTATTTTGTTAATGTCATTACCGTAAACCATCATATTACGCATAGAGTTAATCATAATGTCGTCAAAATCAAGAGTATCTTCTACTAGTGTTTGTATGGCGTTTCGTATCTGTGCATTTCTACCTTTAGAATAATTTATTTCGTAATTATTAGCCGTAAGTGATACAGCACGAACCGCACCGTTCAATTCCGGGTCTAACTTCAACATAAGGTCATACAAATCAAACTCATTGTCAAACTTACTATCTTGTCTTAATTTTTCTGTATCTCTAACAATATCCGGTATTCCCGCAATTGCTGAAAACTTTTCGTTAGTAGATAACGCTATTCTCTTCGGTTCTACGGGTTTTTCTACACTTCCGGTTAATCTTTTCCACAAACTTCGCTCTGCCATATAATTACGAGGATTAGGTCGTTTTATAACACTTTTTGATGTTTTTTTTAATTTTTTTTATTTTTTCAATATATTACAAAATTAATAAAACGCTGTACTGCGCTAATTCTTTCTATTTATTTTATTTCTTCTATAGTATGGATGAAGTTAATAACTAAAAGAGTAATAGATAGACAGGGCCGCCGCCTACCCATACTAAAGAAAGAATAAATTAATTCAGATACAGGCTTTTGGTAAGGCGTTTTTTTAATTTTGTTAAATGCTAAATCAATAAAATAAATAAGTATTATAAGACGATATGAGCAGGACAGTACAATGGGAAGGTATCAAGGGGGCTACGACCTCATAGAAAAATACGCCAATGATAGGACTTTTAGGAATAATTCCGACTTTGCTCGGTTTTTGCACGAAGTTGAGCCACAATGCTCGATAAACAGTTGGAGATGTAGAATACAACGATGGGTCAAGCAAGGAAATGATTATAGAGATGCGGGAACACCGGAATTGTCTGTAAATAAAATAAGAGTGTACTACGATAAAGCAAATGACACTTATTTGACGGTGTTAGATGCACTAGGTGGCGAAATGGTTGCTATTGATGGTGAAAAACATAGAAACATGAAAAAAGATTATTCAGATGACGGTAATGGTTTATCTGCAACAGATTTGGCTAGAAAGTACGGAATACCTACAGGTTGGATTAAAGAATACATAAGAGTCAATGAATGGAATCACGGTATGGACATTTTTACCGATGAAGAAGTTATGACAAAGACTACTGATGATTTAGTAAATGAAACTCTTGCTGTTAGACGTATGCAAGTAGCAGAAAAGGTAGAGAGTAAGCGTTGGGCTGAAATAGAAAAAGACGCTAACGCATATAGGGCTTTTAGCGATACAATTCTTAATGAGTTTCTTACTTTAATCCCAAAAGTAAAAACAAGTACGAAAAACAGAATCAAGATGACGGAAAACGGTAATTACGCTGTAGTAATTTCTCCTACTGACTTACATTATGGTAAATATGGTTGGAAAGATGAAGTCGGTGAAGAGTATGACCTTGACGAAGCACGTTCAAGACTTATTGACCGCACAAACAATTTAATTTCAAGATTACCAAGTAGACCCGACAAGGTTATTGTGACTGCGGGTTCTGATTGGTTTCATGTTGATAATGACGCAGGTACTACCACAAGAGGAACGGCGCAAGATATGGCGGCTACACCTGCACAAATACTTATGGGTGGTTGTGAGTTAGCAAGAGAGCATATTGAAATGCTTCGTGCTGTTTCTCCTGTACAAGTAGTATTTATGTGTGGTAATCACGACAGGCATAGTAATTTTGCTTTAATGATGTATTTATCCGCACTATATGAAAATGCAGATGACGTAGAAGTAATAGTTAGTCCTTATCCTCGACAGTATATAGAATACGGAAACTCTTTACTAGGTTTTACTCACGGTGATGGTGTTAGGGGTAATGACTTACCTGCACTTATGGCTACAGAAGAAAGACAGGCTTGGGGAGAAAGAGAACACCATTATTGGTTTCACGGACACCTACACCACATGAGATTAACAGAAAAGGCAGGATGTACGGTAATACAATTACCTAGTCTAGCCGGACACGATAGATACCACGCTAGAAAAGGATATGTACTTGCTAGAGCAGGTATTTGCGCCCATATTGTAGATAAGGAATTAGGATTAGTAGGTAATCTGTTTTCTCCGGTGGTGCATGAGTAATGTGGGTTTCAGCCAAATGCTACACTTGTGGTTGGGCTACTAACAGAATGATGAAAACAAAAGCGTTAAAAGGTATATGCCCACATTGTAATAAAAAAGATTTACACCCGAAGTGATTATATGGCTACATTCAATACTAATTTTTCTATGGAACGTAGTCGTAATGACGTAGAGTATTTCTACAAATGGCTAGGTTATACTTGGGGCGACCATATAGGACAATGGATGGATATGTACGGAGATAATCACGACAATTCTTCTGTACATCGTGTTTGTGTTATTGCACCGAGGGACCATAGTAAATCAACTACTTTAAGGGTAAAACTACTACACATGGCACTTTTTGAACAATGGCGTAATAAACCTTTTACTTGTTGGTTATTTTCTGCTAGTAAAGACCTTGCAGTTAGAAGGTTAGAAGAGATAAGAGAAGATATGAAAAGACATCCCCAATTATCTAGGTATCTCGACCCTAAGAGGGGAAATAAACTAGAAATACGTTTTACTAATGGTGCATGGATTCGTGCTACTTCTGTTGGTGCGGCTATTCGTGGAGAACACCCTGCGGCTATTGCATTTGATGACGTACTTGATGATATGGGAGATATGAATTGGAATAACATAGCACAATGGTTTAGAAAGAAGATTACCCCTATGTTGAGTCCCGGTACAGCGATTTTCGTAGTAGGTACACCTATGAGTATGAATGACTTGTACCATACAGAAATGCTAGAGAATAAAACATGGAAATCGGGTACATGGTCTGCTATCCCTAATTGGGATGAACATAAAGCCGACCCACTAAATATTAAGCCTGTAGAGTTATGGGCCGAATATAGACCTATTAAGTTTTTACTAGAACAAAAAGAGGCTATGGGTGAATTATCCTTTGTACAAGAATATTTGTGTAAAGTAGTAGATGATGAGGCTAGTGTGTTTCCTAGAATGCTAATTAGAAAAAATATGGATATGGATGCTATATTACAGACTGATAAGATGGATGGCTACAGGTATGTTATAGGGTTTGACCCTGCACATGGACTAGGGCAAGATTACAGCGTTATGATATGTCTAAAGCAAGATGATGACGGTTATATTCACTTTGTAGATATGTGGAGAAGAAATGACTTCCCACCGGATAAACAAGCGGATATGTTAATAGAGTGGTCTAAACGCTACGGTAATTGTCCGATAGCGGTTGAGGATGTAGGTTTCCAACAAATGTACGAAAGTTTACTTGCACAAAAAGGTGCGGTAGTAGATTACAGGGCTAGTAAGGTTAGTAATAGAACATTAAAGCAAGGATTACTAAATAGACTTAGAGTTTGGTTTGAAAGAGAAATGATAATATTCCCCTTCGGTAATGACACTACTAGAACAAAGGTAGGTATATTATTACAGGAATTAGAAACCCATGCGTGGCGTGATGGGTTAATTGTAGATTTAGGCAGACATAACGATACTGTTATGGCTTTTGCACACGCCATAGACCAATTCACATACAGGACACCCGATATGCCGGTAATTATGAAAACCATGAAAGGCGGCGATTGGTTAGGTGGTGAAACACAAATGCAACGAATAAGCAAACATGAAGGTCTTGGTGGAAAAATAATAGATAGGAGAGGATGGTAAGTGAAAAAGCGATACAACAAACAAAACCCGGAAATAAGAAGGCATGGCCCTAAGAGTAAAAAGATAGTCTACAAGGAATCTATTGATAAAGTAATGGATGAAGGATATTTAGACGATTGGAAAACATCAGAAGAAATTGCGTGGAAAGCAAATAAGTATGTAAGTAATTATTGGACACCACTTTCTAGGAATATAGTACCAACGTACTTGAAGCGTACTAACCAAGTAAAATGGCGTAGGAAACCCGGCGCACACAAACTTGAGTGGAAAAAATTGTAAAAAAATATTTTTCAAAAAAATTATAAAAAATCGTAAGCGGTGCTTGGCGGTGTAGAATAACGACCTATGTATGCCTTTTGGAAGAGAAAAAACTGCGTTTTTAGCCCAGAATCGCACTTTTTTGGGTGTATGTAGTGCGACCAACATACTATATAGTTTCACTACATAGTGTTAAGCATGGATGAACTGATGTTTCACCAAATAGGAATGCACAAGAATGAATGCCCTCTTGGAGTTAAAGACTCCCTAGAGGATGGGGTAGGCTCGGAGTCAAAGACCCTTATCGAGATTGTAAAAACTCTCGGAATTACTACAACTAAGGGAGAACATTTCAAGAGATATTCTTCAATGATAAAGAAACTCAAAGAAGTTGGTTTCCCTATCATAGATTTACCGAACAAAGACATCAACAAGATGAATCTTCAATTAAAGATATTACCAACAAAATCTAATGCTATCGTATCATCATACAAATCCGATGAATTAGGTCGAAGCGTAGACCCTTCTAACAAGAATGTTAAAAGATACTCAAAGCAAGATTTTACTAGGCAGCCTCGAAAGGTTTGTTCATGTCATTTCAATGATAAATATAGAGAAGATAAATCCGCTACATCACCAATTTGTTATGCTATCTTAGAGAGTAATACTAACCCCCATGAAGTCAAACATATCGGAGTAGGTTCAAAATGTAGGGGTAGAGTGTTAAATCACTTTGATTATTACTCACTTGAAACCTATCACACAAGTGCAATTCTTGAAGAGTATTGGAAAAGTATTTCACTCCCTACTTTAGACTTCAACAAGTACAACGATTTCACTATGAAGAGAGCATCTAAATTGAACCTAAGATTCAATCAAGATGATTCAGCATACAAAGAAGTGTTCTACTCAAACAACCAAGATAACAGACACTTAGAACATCCACTAAATGAGAATGAAAAAGGTATTTGTCAAGACTGTAATTCTCAAGGTTTCCAATGTCTAACAAAACAAAAGACAAACGGTAGAAAAGAAGTATTCGGCGAAATGCAAGTAAACACCCTCGATTATTGGGGTTGGCAATCAGAGACTTTCGACATGGTTGGTTTAGAGCAATCATGGAATCAAGCAAAGTATTTGATGAGTCTGGAAACTAAAGAAATTAAGTCCGTTGAAGAGTGGGGTCTTAGTGGTTTTAGATGCCGCCCAGTTTGGAGATATACTATCGCTTGTTTCTTAGGTAGGGAGAATCAAATCGGTTTCGGTTGGGTTAAGTTTCAACCAACTGACAAACTAATGAATGCACTAAATCAAATCAATAATGTATCTACTACAAATCTACTTTTTGAAGATGTAGAAGGGGGGTACTATTAGACGTAAAAGGGGTTAGGGGTCATCAAGACCTCTAACCTCTCTTAAATCATCACAATAGGGGGTAAAAAACATGAAAGAAATTGTAAAGTGTGCAAGGTGTTCGACATACCTTTGGGAATCATCTCAAATCATATGCCGTTCATGCTTGATTGATTGGAAAAAGAACGTAATAATTGGGGTAGTTAGAGAGGTGAAAGAATGACTATGAAAAATGGAGATATAATAATCGTAAAATGGGTTTCAAAATATGACAAATTGAAGATATGGGAATCGGTATTTATTTGTGAAATAACTTACCTAGATTTCATTTGTACTAGAGATGTGATTATAATATCAGAAGAAAGACAAGAAAATGTATATGGAAAAATGGCCGAAAGAATGAATGCGAGAAAGTCAAGAAGGGGGGTGATATGAATGACTAACAATATTGAAGAAGAATTAAGAAATGAAATTGAAGAATTGAAAACTTTGTTTGTTGAATTAAGAAGTTTAATGATAGAAAATAGAAAAAATCTGAAACAAACTAGGTTTGATTTATGGGAAAGAACATCAGACAATAAACTAATTGCTCAAGCGGCAAAAGAAGCCTTAGAGAGTGAGTTTGGTAGAAAATTACTCGATTAAATGGAGATGATGACGAATGACAAATGAATGCGAGAAACTAGGAGACAACCTAGTCAAAAACAGTCATGTTGAAGGGGGTGATATGCTAATGACTAACGATAAAATAAAGATTGATTTACAAGAGGTAGAAACCCTAGAGTTTATGCAAAAAGTTTTCTTTAATTGTCAGAATGGAGACACTCATTCTAGTGTAGCAATTAAAGACTTATTTAAGGCGCTAAATATGTGTGGTTTCGGCTCTATATGTGGTGCTTTGGATAACAACTATCATGCGGGTGTAAAAGCCATTCTAAGCAGTCCTAAGATGACTAAAATGATGTGCATGGCAGTTGATACGGACAAGTATAACAAGATTAGAGGTAATCTCTTAGATAATGAATATCTAAAAGAAAACTTTGAATTAAGAGATTAAATATCTATTAATTGGATTTACGAAAAACTTCTAGGGATATATTCCTAGAAGTCAAAATTAATTAGGTCGGCCATCGAATATCGGTGGTCGGCCTTTTTTTTATTTATACAAAAGGCAACCCTACAAAATATTACCCTACATTTTTATTTCTAGGGTTCAACCCTACAAAATATAACCCTACAAAATAAAAACCCTACAAAATATTACCCTACAATTTTATAACCCTACAAAACATAGTCCTACAAAACTCTGAAAGAATCTGAAAGATAAAAATGTTTTCAAAAATAAAGATTCCAAACCCTACAAAAGAATCCAAATTATCCAAAAAAAAGGACATTTCTGCCCAATTTTTTTTTCAAATATCCGCCTCTGATTTTAGTTTTGTCCAACCAAAATCATCACAATAATACATCTGATTACTAATCACTACAATGTCTCCAACACTCATTGAAGTATGTGTCTCACAATCTCTAATCATTTGTTGCCATCCACCTAATTCATGCCCTGTTGATAGTGGGTTTAATTCGTAGTGATTGAATGTAGCAAACAAGGTACTCAATACCTTGTCTGTAGCCTCTCTAGCATACCTCTCTTCGGTTGTTTTGAGTAAATTGTAGTGTAGTATAGGGTTATCTTGTAGTGCTATTCCAACTACTTGAATTGGTAATTTTATCCAAGGTTTTAGGGTTCTCGAATCTACACCATTGACAACCTGTTCAACGGTAGGGTAAGCATCATCTTGATGCTTCCAATAACCTCTAGGATAGTAGTATATCTCTACAGGGGGCGTTCTAGTGCTTGCATCTCCTAAGTCAATCGTATCTGACATATTTTACCGGACTTGTATTATAGGTATAAATAAGGAACGAATTAATTCTCTTTATTTTGTAGGGTATTATGAGTCATTTTGTATTATTTCTCCCTACAAAACATTATGTATGTTTTTTTATTATACCCCTCTAAGTAGGGGGGTTTCAGCCCCAAAAAAACAAACCCTACAAAATAATATGTAGTGTATTTTCTACACTAGGTGTTGTGAATAACACCGAATAACCCTACAAAATAAGTTTTTTCGTAAAAAAAACCCTACAAAATAAGGAGATTCATAATAATAGTCTTTATATAGGTAAACAGCATCTCATCACGGATAGTTGGTTCTGCGGAATTATTTTGTAGGGTCAAAATAACATGGCCAAACTACACATAGAGTCTAGCAGATAAAAAATAAACCCTACAAAATAAAAAAAACGCTGTACTGCGGCGGTGCAAAAAGTAAAGTGCGTGATTTTTACCTACAAAATAAAACCTACAAAAGATTTCCCTACATTTTCTTATCCATGATTATTTTGTAGGGTTTCTAAGAGTGAAAAAAATATTTTGTAGGTTAAAAAAGTGCAGTTAGTGTAAAATCTACACCGAGTGTCAAAAAACTCACCAAGTGAGAAAGACACACTAAGATATTTTGTAGGTTATTACTATTGAGAAAAAACTAAATCCCTACAAAATATTAAATACTAAGATTATTTTTTGGGTAAAACAAAACCCTACAAAAGACAGGCTATAAGCGACCGAAAAACACCAAATATAACCCTACAAAATAAGGAGAATGAGAATAGAAACGCTTATATAGGGGAACTAATATTGTATATTATGACAAAAAACAGAAAACCATGCAGATATAAGGCGTGTAAGGGCGTTGTCCATCGTGGCAAATGTCCAATCGCTTCAAAAAGAGGGTCAAAGGGTGGCAGCACCAAAGGCCAATCAAAAGTTAGAAGCGGCTCAAATAATGGCCGATTTACAGGACTCCGTGAATGTGGATGTCCGAAAAGGCAACATTTACCTTCATGTATTCACTCACAATTGACTTTACAAAAAGTCAAAATTATTAATGCTCACGATTTCAATTACAATTCTAATCTACCTTTAGAAAATTACCAACAAATTATTCAATCTAAGTTTCCAAAATCTCAACCAAAAGTTAGAATTGCCCGAAAAGAAAATATTCCACTCAAAAGAACCGTTGCTAAATGGGAATTAGAAAATGCCGTCAAGGTAAAATCAATTCCTCATTATTCATTCTTAAAATATACAGGCGTATGCGCCTCATGTGGGTGCGAGCGTGATGTGCATGATGCACATATGATACACGTAGATGATATAAAATACAAATTACCAAAAGAGCATTATTTCAAGGCTCGGATTGTTTGCCACGCTTGCGAAGCATAATCGGAGACTATAAATAGTATTAAAGATAGGTGAAAACATGGACAGAAAAGGCGTAAACAATAGGGGTAGGACTCAAAGAATTGTTAATGAACTTCTTGACGATTCTAAAAGATGGGGGAGAAAAAGATATGAATGAGCCGACATACCCTTTCAAAATGTGGGTTTATAGTAATCAAGATATACTAATGATGATTCATAGATTCAAAGATTTCGGCCATGAAGCCGAAGTGATTTCCGACTGTGTATGTATTGCATTTGATGATGAAGATTATACGTGGTTAAATGGGTGCGGTCTTAGAATGAGATTATATAATATGACGCTTGCGAAGCAGAATGGGAGACTTTAAGTAGGATTGACAATAAGATTAAATTGTAAGAAAAGGTGAAAAAAATGTATGAAGATAGCGAATGGCTAAAAGAGATGATTAAAATGACGAATGCGGGCAAGATTTATTTGGCGGGGTCTGAAAGGTGAAAGATTTCCGCCCGACACTTCAAAACCGAAAAGATTTGAGAAACTCAAATCCTGCCTTGACCCTTTGGGCGAGGCAACAGATTGACAAACTCGGCCTAAACGCCGAGCAATTCTAAGCCTACATTTTGTAGGGTTAGAAATCCCACTCCCGCCCGTTGAGCGTTGATTTCGGGCTACATCCTAAGTATGATGTGAGATTGCGAATAACCTATTGACGAGTAGGCGAAAACTTTCGGAAACTGCTTTTACAATTCTAAGCCTACATTTTGTAGGGTAGAGAGCAGTAGCCGAGCGAAAATAAAACTCGGTCTGCTTTATCAAACGGGGAGACGCTAAAGATACTACAATTTTGTAGGGTAGCACGGTATTTAGGCATTCGGAGATGGTCGGACATCACGTATGTGCGAGTTCGATTCTCGGTCATACCCACTTAGATTTACCAAAAAAGTAAAACTTGCCTTTCAGCATTAGGTCTGAAAGAGGACTTGTTTTGTAGGGTTCAAAATACCTTTCGGGGTGCATCCATTCGGGTGCATCCCACTTTTTTTATTTTTATATCCTATATTTTGTAGGGTTTAAGATTCATTTTTTTTATTTCAGATTCAAATATTTTGTAGGGTAATATTTACTTCTCCCGCAAAAATAATTTTGTAGGGTCGCACTTTTTTTCTACACCCATACACCCTACAAAATAATACAGCCTGTCTTTTGTAGGTTAATTACATTTACAGTAAAACTAAAAATCCTACAAAAGATTTCAAATCCAAAAACTAAAAATCCTACAAAAGATTTCAAACTCAAAAAATAAAACCCTACAAAATATAGGCTAGAGAGAAAAAATAAAACTCAAAAATAAACCCTACAAAATAACGCTTGTGTAGCAGAATGATAACAGTTAAATAGAATGAAAAAGGAGTTAGAAATATGACGCAAAGAACGGATTACATCGGATGGACAAATAGAGAAACATGGCTTATTAATTTACATTTTGAGCCTAGAAATCAAGGAGATATTGAATGGCTAAGATTACAATTAGAAACATCATTTAATGAAATGACTGCCAACCATTTTTACGGTAATTTTTTCAATGATTTAATTAATTTCCAATTAATCAATTGGGATGAATTAGCAAATCACGTTCAAGAAAATTATGAAGAAGAGTGATGACGCTTGCGAAGCAGAATGACAAGGCTTATATAGTAGCACTTATATGTATATATATGAGCAAAGAGGTGATTAGATGAATGATATAAAGCGTTTTATGAACAAAGAAACGGTAGATGGTACTTATAAAAAAGATGGAACGAGGATAAATAGAGAAACAGGCTATGCAGTAGGAATGGCCGAAGGTGATGGATTTACTACTTTTAACGTAAATGAAATTATGGTTAATTTTTGGGCTACAAGAGTAAATTATCCAAACGCTGAATATATAGGTGTATGGACTAGAGATAACGGAGAGATGGTTTTTGACCCCGTTTGTATTTATGAAAATATAGAAGTGGCTTTGAAAGTAGCGACAAGAAATAAACAAGATGCAATTTGGGATTTCAAAGAAGGGAAAGAAATAACGCTTGCGAAGCAGAATGAGAAGGTTTAAGTAGTAGGGCTAATATGGATATATATAGGAGATAAAAACATGACAACAGGAATATGGATTAGAGATAAAACTTTAGATAAAAACGTAGTATCAGGAGAACAATGTTTGAAAGATATTACAAGCGTAAAAATAATGTTCAAGGTTTTTCAACATCAAGATTGGTGGCTTGATAAATATGACGGATTTAATTTAGGGGATGACTTTTATTTATGGCTTGAAAATCTTGCTGATAATACAAGTCCTAAGACACAAAGATACGGTAGAAACTACGTTCATACGTATCATGTAGGTATCTATGAAAACGAACAATTTAGAATTACGATAAAAGTAGAAAGAAATATAGAGAGAGAATCAGATTCACATTGGTTAAAAAAGTGGGGCGGTAAATTACAAAAACCTCTCGGCACACCAACAGTTTCGCTAGAGAAGTTGTTTAACTAGACGCTTGCGAAGCAGAATCAACAGGCTTAAATAGTAGGGC